TTGTCAACATTAGTGGCATACGCATACACTGCATTACGGACACGCGTCACAGGTCCGACGTTGGAAGGAGCTGAGAAACCAAAGATTTTAGCTACTGAAGTAACTATATCAGCTGCCCAGCTAACTCCTGTCATGTATGAACCTATAAATGGAACTACATTAAGTACCCCAGCAGCTTGCGATATCTTAGTGGAGACTGAGGAAACAGGGCCCAACGTGGCCGAGCTTTTTTCTTTTTCACTATCAGATTTATCAGTCCTCTTGGATATAGTTTTGGTTGCATAACCTGATTGTAAACCAATAGGAATAGATTGGCCAATAAGCTGCACATCTTCAAAATGAGCCCAAAGAACAAATTTAGCATCAAGAGATCCAGCAACAGCTTCTAGCTCTTTGTAAGGAAATATTCTAACTGAATACCAAGTCGAAACTTCAGGCCTGACATTAACTAATGAGAAATAGTTTAATGCAGATGAATAAGGCAGCTTTAATACAGCGGCTCTTTGTGTAGCCAAATCTATTTCAACTCTAGGTACCATAGTTCTTTGAACTAAAGACGCCGTGTGAGCATTAGTAGAATCAGTTAACTTTGTGCCAGCTAACATACCTCCGCAAGGTACTGCAGAAAGTATATAGCGTCCTTGCTGAAATTTCTCAGAGTTAACTTGTAGAGTGAGTACTGTTGTTGCTCTAAAACCGGCATAGCCTCTAACTTTATTCGCATAAACCGCGTTAGAGAGTAGTGCTTGAGGTATTAAATCAGCTGGAAATGTAGTAGATACATCACTACCGGTAAAAGCTCCAGTCCGCAAAGGAATAGGCTTGGCTAAGTAACGAGATATTTCCACTGTTATATGATCGTCGACAGTACTATAGGAAGTAGTTTCCATCGATGTGGGAATTGCAGAGACAACTTCATTTTGTGCTACCACAAAATTAGCTGCCTCTAATTGCTCTGAATCTACATTCTGAGCAGTAATTAATGTTTCTGTTTCAGGGAACCAATAATTTAAGTCCTTAAGAGGTTCATCTGTCCGGACCGTACGAAGGGCCTCTGGATATTTTAAATCCATCCTGAGGAGTAATACAAAAATGTACAGATTTTTAAAGAATGAAGCGTTAGTGTTATTGTTATTTACTTCGATTTGAACCAATACTACTCCGTAAACCATGCATTCTAGTTGTGTCTCAACCATTATTTTTAAGCCTGTGAGACTGTACAGGCATTGGGCGGTGAGCTATAGCTCAAAAGTGAAAGGTTCAGACAAGTAAACTTGTCGCCTCCATTCCTCTTGCGAACTAAAAAGCCCATCGACTCCTCGGATACGTGCTTCTCTGATAGCTTGGCGCATCAGTGTAGCTTTTTCGTTAAACGTATCGGCATCATACAAACTAATTTCTCTAAAAAAGAATTTAATTGCATCTTTAGTTATTTTCATGTAATACTCATCATTTTTACTCCACATAGGAGTATTCATTATTGTATCCATAGAAAGAGCTCCGAATACGTTTTCACCTTCAATTCTGAATCTACGTTTTAAAAACGTAATATCAGTGAGTTTCTTAAATTTAATCGGTTCATTTTTAACATCAGATGTAACAATGAACCCCATAGATAACATAGAACTTTCAATTCCGTCAGCCGTCATGAATTCTTTAATGGTATCAGCCACTGACAGAGCTAAATCGTCCCCTTGAACAATTACATACGCTACCTTATGAAAAGGTATAGTATTGTAACGCTCAGGAGTTAATTGATAATAGCAATATCTCACATTAGTTAAATTCGTAGTAGAGTTGACTAATAATGTCAAATAGGATCCCGATGGTAAGCCTTGTTCCCACTCTTCAATGAGTGAGAACACGACATGTTTAGATTTACTAACTTCCAAGTATATAGTCGATCTAGCTTTCTCATATTTAGTGAACCCGTGATAAGCAAACCAGCGGTTCCATATATCTAGAGAGTTAAGTAGTATCTCTTGTTGTTGACTAGCATCAAATTTGGAATAATCTATAGGTAAAGCTTCAGCCTGCTGTAAGGAAGGAGAAAACTGACCCAGCTTCATAGCTATATGTTTCCATTCTTCCGAATAAACATTCACCGTAGTGGCCATACCTTTATCTACACAATTAATGCTAGCAAATTCGACAGCAGGTCCCCACAGGACCTTAGTTACAACCACCAATTCAAAGCCTGCACCTGAAAATAACCTTGTTTCACCTTCGTTATATTTCTTTATAGAAACCAAACTTTGTTTAAGATTATTAGTATAATAATATTCTTCTCGAACTCCTGCATTTGCTTGCATGATCAAGTACCATATACGTTGTTTAAAATCCGGAAAGTAAGGATTGTTACCATTTCTTAAGGCATCTGGTCCTAGAAGCCGAGCTTTATAATCTTTATCGGTGTATTTAAAAGGAAAACCAGCACTTGTAGACGATGGAATTGCGCTGTAGTAAGGATTGTTCGGATCGCCCCATAACGCCTGTTCGATAGTTAAGAGTTCATAGTCCATACTATATGGAAAACTACACAGGTAACTAACGAGATCATCAGTGGCCCGTTTATAAGTCTCCTTATCGTATGATAGTTCCCTTTTAACGGAATAGTGAGCTACAGCTTTAGCATAGGGATCTATACCATTCTTAGGCAATAGCAAAGCAGGTAATTTAGTGGACTTAGGAAATGAAGTACTAGCTAAAACGGAAGGAATAATTTTATTTACCTTATACGGGGAATGACAAAAGGAAAATTCTGCTCCCTGCTCCTGCACGCCACTAGACATACTATCAGTGAAATTCGATAGTCTCGTATAGTTTTCAGCGATCATTTCTTGGGTTAAAATAGTACACCACGCATTTCGATCATGGTAGCCTTTATATGTTCCAGCTACATGGATACCAGCTATACGACGTTTCCCTAGACGAGGACATCGCAACATAATAGGTACACCACAATCGCCTTCACCAGTATCAATTTTATACTTAAGACACTTAGCTATACGTAAGTTAAGCTGCTTAGAATAAAATGTACTGATCTCCGCTGAGGATGTTCGATAAACTCCTTTATCAGAGTTTACTTTCATAATCATGTCTAAATCATCATTAGATAAAGAGTGTAAATCTGCATCAGTAATAAAATATGTTGAAATATCTTTCTTGCGCTGCGAAATAGGTTTGTTCAAGCGATGCCACATAAGGTGCGAATCACCTTCAGTAGTCACTAGAGACCTATCAATAAAATCTAGAACCGATATCTCATATATTGACTCCCCTTCTGGTGTCAAAATCAACACCATCTGTCTCATCTTATACTCATCAGATTTATCTTTCAATCTAGTTAGGTAGTGTTCCGGACATATAAAAGTTTGTGAGTCCAACCATAAGACATCTCCGAACATTACAGCGCTGGT